ATTCTTGTAGAATGGATACCGCTTCGTCAAGTTGCCCGAGGACAATTGTTGAGTCATCAATGATACTATTTTGGCGGTCGATTCTGCGTTGTAACGATTCAATTCTGATTTCATTATTTCCACCTTGCATTATTGTTTGATCGACATGTGCTTTAGACAAGTAACCGAATATACCTAGGGATGTTATAAAAACAAGAACGGCCACTGATGTCACCATATATGTTCGGATAAGAAATGGAGCGATTGACCAACATCGGTATATCCACGAGGCAGCAATCACCTTTGAGAGTTCTAATGCGCTTGCCATTACAACTACTGACCAATACGCGCCAGCGAAGATTGTTGCTAATCCGACAATTGAAAAGTATCCACCTACCGCAGTCAATAATAAACCCATCGCCAAAACGAGATGACTGATGTTCATTAGTCCTCCAGTATAGACATTAGTTTTAATTTAAATGCATTGACTGTTGCGAGTCGTTGTTCTCCGTCCCATCTGATATATTCTTTCTCCGGAGACTGGGCCAAATTGTTTAAGAGAGGTTGAATCGATTTGTAGATAGATTGTGCTTTGTCACGCCACTGTTCTGCTTGTTGTTGCCACTGTTCAGCATGATTCGCTGTCTCGGATACAGTTTGTTGTATTTCTTGGACTTCTTCTAACTCATCACCATCAACAAGTGTAAATCCCCAGTCGAATTCGCCTAACTCTATTGTTTCTTTGTCTGTCATTTGAATGCCACCAAAATTAGTATTGCGATTAATAAGATGTTTGTGAACGCAATCTCCACCGCGAGTATGGTGTGATACCAAACCCACCTTGCCTTATAGACTTCTTGAATGTGTTGATTGTCTCCACTAGGAAGTTTATCTACGATCGCGTTGTCTAACGGGTTGTCTTCAACTGGAGTTTCCAGTTTTGTTAAGATTTTACCAAACCAATTCATCTAAAAAAGTCCTCCAGATTATTTTGTTGTTCTGCGCTCCATCCGATTACCGACAATATGATGTTCATCGGATCGAGATAACCTTTCTCAAACTGCGTATCGTAATCGATGTATTGTTCAAGTCCGAATTCTTTCGGCAATTCACCTGTAGATGCGATTACTTTGTCGCGCAATGGATTTGGTAGTTTTAGATAACAAAACTTAATTTTCTCACCATCTTTTATCTCTTCATATTTTTTAGTGAGACCATGTTTATTTAGTAGATGATTATACAGCAACACACCCTTGACCTGTATCGGTGATCCCTTTCGATAGATCGTATTCTTGTCAGCATAGGATTCAGAATATCTACGGCCATCACTGGATGTTTTCCATGCTGTCAGACTAACACCGCGAGGAAACGCAACCTTGTCAAATTCAAGTGTGTTAAATTCTTCATGAATTTTACTGATAAAATTTTGCGTGGTCTTTTCATCAGAGTTCATAATCAACTTGAGTGTTTGTTTAATATACTCACGGATCACCGACGGTGTTGAAGAACGTATTGCTTCAATGCCCATCATCTTGAGTTTGGGTTCATTGTATCGAACACCCTCGCTGTCCCAGACATTCATGATGTATCGTTTCTTGGCAGTCCAGATCGCCTTGTCGCCAATGTTCTCGCGCTTCATAATCATCTTCTGATCATATGCATTCATGTAGTCTTTCAGTTCTAGGTAAGATTTATCGATGAATGGTTCAATCTTCTCACTGGCAATCTTATCAAGAAAGTCGACGGGATTATCAGGTAGAACACGTTTAACCATTTCATCAAAACAAATATAGACCGAGTCAGTATCAACTGCGACAACATAATCTTTCTCAGTGCCAAGGACTTTGTTAAGATACTCGTTGATTCGTTTTTCAATCCAACGAATAGATAACTGACCAGACATCGTGATTGCTTCAGCATTCTTTTGTTCGAACCAACGGAAGTATTTGTTAGCGATGGCTCCGTAGGCAGAGTTCAGTAGAATCTTGAGAGCATATTGCATATTATGACTGCGGGATATCTCTCGCTCTAAGTCTGGCGTTGGGTTCTTTTGATATTCCTGTTGCGCTAATATCATTTTCTTTTTGTAGTTGACCCTATCGTTATACATGTTCTGCATTAAGACAGACAGAAAACCCTGTTTATCTTTGCGGTAGAAATTGCCGTTGGGTGTGACAGTGAGATTGCTCTCCTTCAGTTTTGATGTATCAATAGATTTATTAAGAAAAGATTCAACGCTAGATTTTGCAGCAATATCACCGAGATTGAATACATTTCTTCCTTGTTCGCGAGTATCGGGTGAAACATTATATTGCATAATTAGGTGAGGGTACAAACTGTTCAGGTCAAACGACATCACCCATTCGTGCATACCAACTTGCGGTTCTTTCACGAACCCGCCAACAATCTGACCAACATCATTGTTATATGGTTTCTTTGTTGGAATGACTATGTTCTGATCCATCAGATAGTTGTGTATAATCGTGTCCCAAATCTTGAGAGTTGATAAACCATCTTCGTAGTTACAACCCGAATCATAAGTCAAAGCAAAGATCACATTTATAAAACCGAGTTGTTCTTCAAGCATAAAGATCAAATCAACATCTTTGATATTGTATTCAATAAATTTCTGATAGTCCTCTTTGTATAGCGTATAAAGATTACCGTGTTCTGAGTAGTCAATCTTTTTCTCACCGAGTTCAAGTTCACAAATATAATCAAGGCGATAAGATTCTCTGGGTTGTAACTGAAACTTTTTATACACTGCCATGTAGTCTAGATTAGCAATGCCATGTAGTTCGTAACCCTGACTCTTCTTTGTGCCTAAGGTAATGTTATACTCGCGAATCTTTCCCCACGGCGACAATCGACGAACATGATCCTCACCGAGTAGTTTGCGAATCCGATTCACAAGATAAGGTATATCAAAGAACTCGGTGTTCCAACCAGTCAGCGCGTCAATATCAAACCCTTCCCAAGCCTTTAGAAACTTGCGAAGGAGTTGTATTTCATTCTCACACTTGAGATAGTAAACATTCTTATCATCTGTTACGAAGTCGCCGCAACCAATCACGACAGTCATGTTTCGTCGCTTGAGTGTAATCGCAGTGACTTCTTTTTCTGCCACGCCAGGTTCGGGGAATCCATCATCAGACGCCACCTCGATATCGAGTGCGACAATGTTGATCTTGCTGGTGTCAGGTTTAATGTTCTTATAGTTATCGTAGATATAAGTATAGGCGAATCTATCGTAACCATAGATAGACATACCGTCGACATTATCATATTTTTTTATAAAATCTTTTGCATCGTATATGCTTTTGATTGAACTGACTGGTTGAACCGGATTGTTATGTATGTCCGTGTAACCTGTCACATGTGTCGATGGTGTGAACATCATCGGTTCATAAGTGTACTGTTTCTGTACTCTCTCACCATTCTCATCAAAACCACGAAGATAAATATGATTACCATGGTTGAATACATTTGTGTAGAATGGTGAGAACTGTTCATCTCGGACAACGGATTTCTTCATATGATACTCCAACTCATTAAACTAATTATAACTCATTGCGAAGGCAAAGTAAAGATGAATAGAGAAAATATTTTCGAACAACTCAAGATTGATGAAGGTTGCATATATGAAATCTATGAGGACCATTTGGGGTATAATACATTCGGCATCGGTCATCTGATTACTGTTGATGATCCAGAATTCGGTCTATCAATCGGCACACCTGTATCGGAAAGTAGAGTGCAACAGGCTTTTGATAAAGATATTTCTGCGGCGATTGATGATTGTTTCTCTGTGTTCGGTAAAAGGATTTTCAATTTCTTCACTGGAGAAGCTCAGGAAATACTGGTTAACATGATGTTCAATTTAGGTCGTACTCGGTTTGTGAAATTTAAAAAAATGATTGCTGCTCTTAACCGATTTGATTATGAAGAAGCATCTAAAGAAGGCCGTGATAGTCTGTGGTACGAACAGGTGACCAATCGTGCTGAAAGACTGATGTCGCGACTTGAAGTTCAATGATTTTATAAATAATATGTATGAAATTACTGTCAATATTTTACACTATACTTTTGATTGGTTGTGCCGAAATCACACACG